GATAAGAGAAGAATAAAAACCTCCCCTTTTTTTATGCCTGAAAAATGGATAAATAGTATTATGACAACCATCAATAGTTATAGTAGGCAACCTACTTCACAAGATTATGCCTCACCTACTCAGTTTAAATTCTCAGTAATTAAACTGCCTAAGGTAGAGTTTTTTGCTACACAAGTTAATATACCTGGTATATCATTAGGTGTAGCCAATCAACCTACACCCTTAAAAGATTTACCAAATCCTGGTGACAAATTAACATATAATCCTTTAGAATTAACATTTTTAGTAGATGAAAATTTAGAAAACTACCAAGAAATACATGGTTGGTTAGTTGGTCTAGGCTTTCCTAGAGATTATAAAGAGTTTAGAAATCTATCATCTTCAGGTAATGATAGAAGACCAGGCTCTGTAACTGCTACATCAACTGAACCAGGTAAGGTAAAATATGGTGCAGCTGGTCAAGGTGGCACTTTTTCAGACGCAACACTATCAATTTTAACAAGTAAAAATAACGCTATACAAGAAGTTAGATTTAGAGATATATTTCCTATTTCCTTATCAGGTCTTCAATACGACCAACAGGCAACAGATGTTGATTATCTAACAGCTAGTGTAACATTTAATTATGAAATTTATGACTTTGCTTCAGTTGGTGCCTCATCAACAACTGTTACAACTTCTTAAATAAACCTTTACTTTTTTAGGTTTTTGTGATATAATGATATGAAATATTAATAATGGAAAAATTATGGATTTAGAAACTTTACAAGAACAGGTCGACAAAGACCTAAAAATAAACGATACTGAACTCGATTTAGAATCCCTTAAAACTCCTCAATTACATAACAAGTATATGAAACATTATACTAAATTTAAACTTATGTTAACAAGAGCGGAAACAGATTATAGTCAGGTAAAAAGACAAAAGTGGGAATACTATACAGGCAAAGCAGACGCCTCTGTTTATGCTGAAAAACCATTTGACCTAAAAGTGTTAAGGACAGATGTTGATAAGTATATTGAATCAGATGAAGAAATGATAAAGGCAAAACAAAAGGTAGAATATTTACAAGCGGTTGTTGATTACTTAGATAAAACATTAAGACAAATAACAAATAGAACATTTACTATAAAAAATGCAATAGATTGGCGTAAGTTTACAAGCGGAGCTATTTAATGTTATATCATATAAAAGAATCAATTGTGCCAATTAGTTTTTGTGATGAAGTTATTAAACAAGGTGAAAATAAAGAAATAAGTAAAGCAAAAATACAAGAGGGTAATAAGGCAAACAGAAGCTCGGATGTATCTTGGTTAGATGAAGAAAAATTAGGTACTTCACTAACAAACTTGGTCATAATTGCTAATAAAGAAAGTGGTTGGAACTATTCATTAAAAGAATTTGAACCTTTACAATATACAATTTATAAAAAAGATGATTTTTATGATTGGCATATTGATAGTCATAATAACCCATATGATAACGGCATGGTAAGAAAATTAAGTTTTACATTATGTTTAAATGAAGACTACGAAGGTGGTAGTTTTAGTTTTTGCAGCCCACACCCAATAAGTAAAAAAACAAAAATAGAAACATTAGATAAACCTAAAAAAGGAACAATGATAGTTTTTCCTAGTTATACTTGGCATAAAGTAGATAAAGTTACAAGTGGAGTTAGAAAGACATTAGTTGGTTGGGTCGTAGGCAAAGAATGGTCTTAACAAAATACATTGTATTAGAAAAGAAAAATGAGGTCTATTTAACAATAGACGCCGAGGATAGTATTCGTAGAGATATAGGAGAATACTTTACCTTTGAGGTGCCTGGTTTTAAATTTATGCCACAATACCGTAATAGAGTGTGGGACGGAAAAATTAGATTATATAACTATGCGTCTAAAACAATATATGCTGGTCTTTATCCTTATATTAATAAGTGGTGTAAAGACAACAATATTCAGGTTGTAGATGGCACAAAAGTAAAAGATGTTACAGTAGATGAACAAGCCGTAGATGGTTTTATCAAAGCACTAAAGATACCATTTGAGGTTAGAGATTATCAAAAGGAGGCATTTATTCATGCAATTAAAAAATCTAGGTCTTTATTACTTTCACCCACAGCTAGTGGAAAATCTCTTATTGTGTATCTTATTGCTAGGTTTAACCTGCTAAGATTAAAAAGTAAGAAGAATAATAAAGTATTAATAATAGTACCAACAACATCATTAGTAGAACAATTAACAAAAGATTTTAAAGACTATGGCTGGAATAGTGAAGCTAATGTACACAAGATATATCAAGGTCATGATAAAGATACAAATAAAAGAGTTGTTATATCAACATGGCAATCAATATACAATCAACCAAAAAAATGGTTTAAACAATTTGGTACAATAGTTGGTGATGAGGCACACTTATTTAAAGCAATGTCATTAACTAAAATTATGACAAAATTAGAAGATTGTAAATATCGTTATGGTCTTACAGGTACTTTAGACGGCACTAAAACACACAAACTAGTATTAGAGGGTTTATTTGGTACTGTAAATAAAGTAATATCAACAGCAGAGTTACAAGATAAAAAACAACTAGCTGACTTGAAAATTTACGCTTTGATATTAGGTTATGATAATGGTAGTAGGCAGTTTGTGAATGGCCTAAACTATCAAGAAGAAATGGACTTTTTAGTATCACATGAAAAAAGAAATAAATTTATTGTAAATTTGGCGTCTAAATTACAAGGCAATACTTTGTGTTTATTTCAATATGTTGAAAAACACGGTAAAAATTTACATCAACAAATAAAGGATAAATCAGATGATAAACAAGTTTTTTATGTATATGGAGGGGTTGAAACAGAGGACAGAGAACGAATCAGAGAGGTCACCGAAAAATCGGACAATGCAATCATTGTTGCTTCCTTCGGGACTTTCAGCACAGGCATTAATATACGGAATTTGCATAACATTATTTTTGCTAGTCCTTCTAAATCTCGCATAAGAAATTTACAAAGTATAGGTAGAGGATTAAGATTAAAAGATAATAAATCAAATGCAACTTTATATGATATTGCAGATGATTTAACATATAAGGAAAAAGAAAATTATACTCTAGCACACTTTAGAGAAAGGATAAATATTTACAATGAAGAAGAATTTGATTATGAAATCCATAATGTGGAGTTAACAAATGTCAGCAATAAAAATAGTTAAATTAGAAAACGGTGATGATATTGTTTGTGCTTTTCCAAAAGAGCAGTTACCAGACAAACACGCATTACTAAGAATTGAAAGACCTTTACAAATCAAATATATTCCACAACTTACACCCGGCGGCTTTAAAGACTATGTAGCATTAATTAAATGGGCGGCCTATACTGGCGATACAATAGTTACAATACCAAAAGACAAAATAATGACTATTACAAATGCCTCTTCCGAAATGCAAAAGTCATATGTACATATTATAAAAGATTATCATTTAATTGATAAGAATTTACAGCGTGAAGAAGAAGTCAAATTTAACAGAGAAAGACTTAGTGATAAAGATAATGAAAAGATAAATGAAATATTTAATGAACTCGAAGACGAAGAACCAACAATCCATTAAAATTAGGTATAGGAGCTTTCCTCAAAGGCGGACACCTATATTATATCCATTTTTTGGCAAGAGTCAAGCGTGGATGAAAATTAATTTTAATACAACCCAACATTGACATTTAGAATAGGATAGTGTATTATGGCAAGTATGAATAAAAAAACACAAAAAGAACATTATGTAAATAATAAGGAGTTTCTGGCTGCCATGATTGAGTATAGAAAATCAATCAGAAAGGCAAAACGAGAAAAGCGAGAAAGACCACCTGTTACAGATTACATTGGTAGTTGTTTTTTAAAAATTGCAAACCACTTATCATATAGACCAAACTTTATTAATTATACTTTTAGAGATGATATGATTAGTGATGGTATTGAGAACTGTTTACAGTATTTGGACAACTTTAATCCTGAAAAATCAAATAATCCTTTTGCTTACTTTACTCAAATAATCTATTACGCTTTTGTTAGAAGAATACAAAAAGAAAAGAAACAAGTAACTATTAAACAAAAACTTATAATGGAAGCTAATTATGATGACCTATCACTACAACCTGGTGAAGACAGAGAATTTAAAAATCAATTTACAGAATTTTTACAAAAGAATACCGTCATAGACGAACCAGCAAAAAAGAAGAAAAAAGAAAAGAAGAAAAAAACCAAATCAACTTTAGAGTATTTTATTAATGAAGATAGCGTTACTAAATGACACACACTTTGGTTGTCGTAACGATTCGCCTGCATTTATAGAGTATCAAAATAAGTTTTATAATGATGTTTTCTTTCCTTATTTGGAAGAACATAATATAAAAACATTGATACATTTAGGTGATGTTGTTGACAGACGAAAGTTTATAAACCACAATACAGCACATAACTTTAAAAAAATTTTCTGGAATAAACTAGAAGATTATAATATAGATACACATATATTAATAGGTAACCATGATACATATTTTAAAAATACAAATGATGTTAATGCCTTACAAAATCTTAACATTAGCAAAGGCGCTAAAATCTATACTAGACCAATTGATGTTAACTTTGACGGCCTTGATATACTTTTCTTGCCTTGGATTTGTGATGATAACCATTCTGATTCTATATACGCTATTGATAATTCTACCTCTGTCATTGCCATGGGTCATTTGGAAATTAAAGGATTTGAAATGCACAAAGGCCATTTTAATGAACAAGGTTTAGAAAAATCTCAATTTACAAAATTTGAAAAGGTAATATCAGGTCACTTTCACAAAAAATCAGATGATGGTCGTATCTATTATCTAGGCACACAATACGAAATTACATGGTCAGACTATAAATGTCCTAAAGGTTTTCATATATTTGATACACAAACTAGAGAACTTGAAAGAGTACCAAATCCTTATAGAATGTATAAAAAGTTTTATTATAATGATAAAGATGAAGACTACACTAATAAAGACCTATCAACATTTAATAATTCATATGTAAAGATATTTGTATCTAATAAAACAGATGAAGATATGTACAATAATTTAATTGAAAAATTTTATAATACCATAAATGTTTATGACTTACAAATAATAGAAGACCCAATTGATGTTGCCTCTACTGTTAGAAGCGATATACTAGAACAAGGCGAAGATACACTTACCTTTTTAGGTAACTATATTGAACAAGCCGAAACTGGCGACTTAGATAAAACAAAACTAAAAGATTTTGCCAGAGATTTATATGGAGAAGCAAGTGAATAGAACATTAGAATACGGCAATATACCATTTGGACCTTATGTTATGAGAACAAAAATTCCTGAGGATATGAGAAAAAGATTATTAAAAGACGGCAAAAAAGACTTAAAAAGTTATCATAAAAGTTTAGCTGGCCACCTACATACACAATTAAAATATAATGATAAAACTACAAAATGGTTTTATCAAGAATCACATTTTATTTTTCAGGCATATAGAGAAGGTTGGTCTAATTGGATAGGTCTTCCTAACTATAACTGTGAACTAAATGCTCACGATTTATGGGTAAACTTTATGAAACCTGGTGACTTTAATCCTGTGCATACTCATGGCGGTGATTATTCATTTGTTATATTTTTAGATGTACCAAAAGAACTACAAAAAGAACAAGACGCATTTGAAGGTACATCTGCTGTACCTGGTAGTCTTATGTTTGAATTTACACAACAGGCAAAACCAAAATGGGCACAAACAGGCCAATCATTTAGACCTAGTACAGGCGATATGCTTATTTTTCCAGCACTATTGCAACATTGGGTTGTTCCTTATAAATCAAAATGTACAAGAGTTAGCGTATCAGGTAACCTTGAAGTATTAAACAGAAAACAATTACCAAATGATTTCTTTTAAAAGAATAAGATATAAAAACTTTTTATCTACCGGCAACACGCCAATTGAAGTAGAATTAAATAAATCACATACAACCTTAATAGTAGGAAATAATGGTAGTGGAAAATCAACATTATTAGACGCATTGTGTTATGCCTTATTTAATAAACCATTTAGAATAATTAAAAAAGACCAAATGGTGAATACAATTAATCAAGGTGATTCCTTAGTAGAGGTAGAGTTTGATGTAGGTACAAATGAATATATGATAAGACGAGGCATAAAACCAAATATATTTGAAATATATCAAAATGACAAGTTATTAAATCAAGACGCAAGTAGCATAGACTATCAAAAATACCTAGAACAAAATATAATGAAATTAAATTATAGGTCATTTATTCAGGTAGTAATACTAGGTTCTTCAGCGTATGAGCCTTTTATGAAAATGAAACCAAGATATAGACGAGAAGTTGTTGAAGAAATTTTAGATATTAGAGTTTTTGGCCTTATGGACTTAATATTGCGTTCCCAACAAAGTGATTTACAAAAAAATCTCACGGAGGTGCGCCACCAAGCGGAGTTAATAAAGACCAAGTATGAAACTGAAGCAAAACATCTAAAGTCTTTGGAAGACCAAGGTACAGACTTCCAGACGCATAGACAAAAATTGCTTGATAAAAACAGCACAGATTCACACAATTATGAAAAAAAGATACAAGAATTAAATGAATCAATAGCCGTGCAAAAAGAAAGAGTAAAAGACAAGTTAAAAGTAGATATGCAATACAGCAAACTACAAAAACTAGAAACAAAGATTGAAACAAACTTATCTACACATAAAAAAACATTAGAGTTTTTTCAACAAAACGATAATTGTCCTACCTGTACACAACCCATAGATAAACAATTTAAGGAAGAAAAATGCAAACACGAACACGCAACCATTTCGAAACTTTCCACAGGCTTGTCAGAGCTCGTAGAAGAGCTAACGAAACAGGAAGAAAAGGTAGTAGAGTTTGGCAAGATTTCAAACAAGATACAGGACATGAATGTAGAGATAGCAAAGATAAACACTTCACTAGAAAATCTAAAAAAACATAGTGACCAAATACACCAAGATATATCTATGGCACAAAATAATGATATAGAAAGTATTAAGATTGACTTAGAAAATATGCAAGGTCAATTAAAGGTCGCTGAAGAAGAATTAGATAAAGTAACTGAACAAAAGAAATATGTTGATGTATTAAGAGAAATACTAAATGACAAAGGTGCTAAAGCACAAATTATTAAAAAGTATCTACCTATTATGAATCAATTAATCAATCAACATCTACAATCTATGGACTTTTATGTAAACTTTAATTTAGATGAAGAATTTAACGAAACAATAAAAAGTAGATTTAGAGATACTTTTAATTATAATAGTTTTAGTGAGGGTGAGAAAATGAGAATAGACTTGGCCTTACTATTTACTTGGCGACAAATAGCTAAGATGAAAAATAGTACAAACACCAACTTATTAATGTTAGATGAAATATTTGATAGTAGTTTAGATGGTCAAGGTATGGATGATTTCTTTAAAATAATTAAGGCCTTTGAAAAAGAAAACATTTTTATAATATCACACAAAGGCGATATACTTTTTGATAAGTTTACTAATATTATTAAGTATGAAAAGTATAAGAACTTTACGAGGTTACAACAAACATGAAAGAATTAAAACTAATACCACCTAATGACCCTAGAGTTAACAATGCAATAGCGCCATTTGTTGATGATATGTTAAAAGATGAAGATATAAAAAATAGACAAGAACTATCAGACGCTATGTTTGAGGCAATGACAAAATATGGTGGTATAGGTTTATCTGCCAATCAAGTTGGTTTACCTTTTAATATGTTTGTAATAGGTGGTCATCCATCAATTGAAAAAGGTTTGAAAATGACCTGTTTTAATCCTATGATTGTTTCAGCAGGTGAAGAAACTATTATGATGAAAGAAGGTTGTCTAACTTATCCTTTTATATTCTTAGATATTAAAAGACCTAGAAAAATAGTTGCCAAATATACAGATGAAAAAGGCGACCTACAAG